CAAGGTATAAGTAATATTCAAAATGATTTAGTAAAATTATCTTTTGAAATTAAAGATTATTCTGCTGGAGCAGTTTCGGTAACTTTACAAGGAACAGGAGGGATTGAATTTAATAATCTTGCAGCTAATGGAGTTTATGAAATTAATATAACATCTACTGATTCTTTACCAAGACTTTTGTTTAATGCTAATTCTTCTTTTGTAGGCTCTATATCAAACATATCAGTTAAAGAAATAACAGACGATACAGATTTACCAAGAATAAACTACGAAGGGTTTAGTTATCAAGATTCTTTAGGGAGTGAGTTAGTTGTAAATGGAGGGTTTGATAGCGATACGGCTTGGAGTAAAGGAGCTGGTTGGTCTATTGCAAATGGTGTAGCAACACATACGGGAGGAGCATCTTATTTATCACAATCAATTTTAAATGCAAACACACAATACAAAGTTAATATAAGTGTAACATCAGTTAGTGGGGGTGGATTTGTTCAAATATATATGGGTAATAGTCCAGCATCTGTTTTAATATCAAACGTTGGAGAATATGAGTATATTTTTACAAGTCAGTCAAGTGTTTTTTTAGGTTTTGCTTTAAGAAGTTTAGGAGATGTATCAATAGACAACGTATCTGTAAAAGAATATCTTGGTCAAGAAGTAGTACCAGATAGTGGTTGTGGAAGTTGGTTGCTAGAGCCACAGAGTACGAATTTGATAACTTATAGTGAGGATTTTAGTGATAGTAGTTGGGATTTAGATGTTTCTGAAAAAAATATAACAAGAACACCTAACGCAGCTACATCTCCAAGTGGAGAAAACAATGCAACTAAAATAATAGGTAATGACACAAGTAAAAACCCTAGTCAATCTTATATAGGAGCATCTACAAGTGCATCAGCACCATATGCTTCAAGTATTTTTGCTAAAAAAGGCGAGTATGATTATTTAGTATTAGGCATTGGCACTTATGCAGGTGGATATTACGCAATATTTAATTTATCTAACGGAACAATTAGCACATCACCAACAGCATCAGGAACTACAGCAAGTATAGAAGATTATGGTAATGGTTGGTTTAGGTGTATATTAGATACTACCAATACATCAGGAAGTGAAATTTTATTTATCTCTCCTTCAGTAGATGGTACTTTAACAACAGGTTACACTAATACAACTAACGGAGTATACATTTGGGGCGCACAACTTGAACAACAATCCTACACAACCTCATACATTCCAACTAACGGAGCAACAAACACTAGGCTACAAGATATTGCAAACAATAGTGGTAACTCTACTTTGATAAATAGTACAGAGGGAGTATTGTATGCAGAAGCTACTTATGAAAATTTAGGAGCTGCAAGTATAATTTCCTTAACAGATGGTACTAATACAAATAGAGTAATGATTTATTGGAACACCAATGATACAATTATTTTATTTGTTAGGGTTAATGGTGTTTATGTAGCAGAATATACAATTCCAGCTAATCAAGTAGATGTTTCAATATTTAACAAAATAGCGCTAAAATACAAGACTAACGATATGAGTTTTTGGCTAAACGGAACAAAAGTAGCAACAGATACATCTGGAACTATGTTTAGTGCAAATACACTAACCAAGTTGGCTTTTAATAGTGGTAGTGGTGGAGCTTTCTACGGAAAAAACAAAGCAATAGCAGTTTACAAAGAAGCATTAACAGATGCAAATCTAAGATGCCTTACATATCCAAATCCAGTTGCAACAACATTTGATTTAGACTTTGATACTATTGCAGAGCAGTTTACTTTTACTAGAGGCTCAGAAGCTACGTTTGTAAACGAGCAAGGGTTAATTGAAAGTACAAATCAGATAGGTCCAGAATTGGTAACTAATGGTGATTTTGCAACAGATAGTGATTGGAGTTTACAATCGAGTGCGAGTATAAGCCAAAATAAACTAATAGTAAGTAATGCTGCACAAAATACAACAATAGCTACGCAATCAAGTGTTGCACCAACGCAAAAACCTTGTAAGTTGCAATTTGATATAGTTGTTAATACAGGTTCTTTTAGAATTTTATTGGGTAGTAGTGGTACAACAACAACTATAACCGAAAGTGGAACATATACGTTATATGAAACAAGCGGTAACTTTGGTACTTTAACTTTACAAGCAAGGGATGGGGGTTTTGATGGCTCAATAGACAACGTTTCAGTTAAAGAAGTAACAACTGCAACTAACACACCAAGAATAGATTACTCAACTGGTGAAAAAGCATTTTTACTTGAACCACAGAGTACGAATTTGATAACACAATCTGAACTTTTTAGTGATATTATTTGGGTTAATTATAGGTCATCTATTTCTCCTAATACTACAATTTCTCCTGATGGAACTTTAAATTCTGATAAATTAATAGATACATCAGATAGTGGAACACACGCAATAGAAGAAAGGATATTTAGCTTATCTTCAGGTTCACAATATACATATTCTTTTTTCGCAAAAGCAAATGAAATTAAACAAGTTGGATTACTTGGTTCAAACCCCTCTCAAGGAAGTATATTTGATTTAGAAAATGGTGTTGTATATGGGGATTTTATTTCTGCACCTAATAGTTCTAAAATAGAAAACTTTGGCAATGGTTGGTATAGATGTTCTATAACAACAACATTAACTAGCACTGATAGTAAATTTGGTATTTATTTAGCAAAAAACGGAAGTACTAATTATACTGGTAATGGTACAGATGGACTTTACATATTCGGAGCAATGCTTGAACAACAATCCTACGCAACCTCGTATATCCCAACCTCTGGAGCAACAGCTACTAGAAATCAAGAATTATGTAACAATGCAACACCAGTTATTAATAGCGAGGAAGGAACATTGTATGCAGAGATAAGTGCTTTGGCAGATGATGGAACTAATAGAGGTATTGCTTTATCAGACGGAACTACTTTAAACAGAGTAAATATACTTTTTGGAACTGGTTCAAACAAGATAAGAACAATAGTTAAATCTAATACCTCTAATTCATTTGATAAAGAATATACTGTTACATCTACTTTAAATTATCACAAGATAGCGATAAAATATAAAGAAAATGATTTTGCCTTATGGATTGATGGTGTTGAAAGATTTACAGATACAAGTGGAAGTTCACCTATTGGATTAAGTAAATTGGCTTTTAATATTGGTTCAGTTGGCAATTTAAACTTCTACGGTAACACAAAAGGTTTAAAATATTATCCAAAAGCATTAGCAGACGTACAATTAGAAGATTTAACAACAATATAATAACTATGAATATTTACAAGACAGTATTTGATACAGAACAACAAGGAAAAGACGTTTTAATACAAAAAAGCGTGTGGCAAGAAGTAACAGAAGAAGGTGTTACATCTATGCAGTATATCAACGGAACAAAAGCAGTTGTTAATATCGGTAAAGTAGTAAAAACACCTGGTACTTATGATCCAGATGGAAAAGAAATAACTCCACCTGTATATTACCCAGGATGGGCTTATGATATAATGAGTACAGACGACTTAGACTTTGGCTCAAATGAGGTTTACCCAGGTGATGCTTCAGCGCATCAATTCTATGGATTTCCAAGAAATGCAGAGGTTCCACAACCAATTGAAGAGGAAGAAGTAATTTCAGAATAAATAGTGTAACTATATAGAAAAATAACAATTAAATTTAATCAAAATGGGAAAAATTAAAGAAGATCAGTTAAAGAAAGTGGTTAAGCAACAGAACGAACTATCAAGTGTGTTAGGTCAAATAGGTGCTTTAGAGTCACAGAAACATAGTCTATTACATGCTATCGCTGATATAAATATAAAGATAGAAGAGTACAAGGCTGAGCTAGAAGAAGAGTATGGTAAAATATCCATAGACTTGTCTACAGGTGAGTACACTGAAATAGAAGAAGATGAGTAATATTATAAGAAAGATCAGTATAGGCTCTGACTATAAAAATGATGCCATGCATTATTCTATAGGTCAAGAAGTTTATGGTGGTCATAAAATAGCTTATATACTACTGGATGAAGAAGATAATTCTTATAACATACATATAAAAAAGAACAATGAGGTATTGCCATGGAAGAAGTTTAATTCTAACATGGCTATATCCATTGAGTATGATCTTCAGTATTAATGAGAAGTGTATACGATTTTATTGTAGAACCAGTAGGAGAGAGATACGACAACGAGTTAAAAGTAGGTGATAAAAAACTAGTTTTAAATTCTAAAATAGAAAGTCACAAGTTTATAAATAATAAAGCTAAAGTGATATCTGTGCCAATAGCCTTTAAAACCCCTATAAGAGTAGGTGATGAGGTTATTATACACCACAATGTATTTAGAAGATACTACAACCAAAAAGGTAAAGAAGTAAACAGTAGTAAATACTTCAAAGATAATAGGTATTTCTGTCAATTAGATCAGATATACTTATACGGTAAAGATAACTCGTGGAAACCTTTTAACAATAGATGCTTTGTGGCACCTATAATTAATAAGGATAATCTAGAGCTAAAGAAAGAGAAAAACCATATTGGAATACTAAAGTATGGTAATAGTTCCTTAGAAGCTCTTAAAATAAGTAATGGAGACGTTGTAGGTTTTACACCTAACAGCGAATTTGAATTTGTCGTTAACGATGAATTATTATATTGTATGAAATCAAAAGATATTGTAATTAAATATGAGCACAAAAAAAACCAAGCTCAGTATAATCCAAGCTGGGCAAAAAGCAGTTGAGGAGTTAATAAAAGTAGCTAAAGAACCTATAGTAGATTCAGGTGATGATATAACTGCTGATAGATTAAAGAACGCTGCTGCTACAAAAAAGCTAGCTATATTTGACGCTTTTGAAATACTAACTCGTATTGAAGAAGAAAAAAGTATGATAAATGAAAGTGGTAATACTAAAGAGAAATCTTTTAAAGGTTTTGCAGAAGGGAGATCTAAATGATGTACGAGCAAACATTAGTAAAAACACTTGACGACTACATAAAACCAGGTATTGTAAAGAAAAATAACAGATACAAAAAATGGAGTTATGGTTATGATATTGAGCATGACATAGTCATTATCAGTAAGGACGGTACTCTAGGTGATGTTATACAAATACAGAACTTGGTCATAGGATTACCTTTGGAACCTGAAAAGGTATATAAACGCTCTAATAAAAAGCAAGAACAAAAATGGGAGAAGTTAGATTATCCTAAAGAGCTTTTAAAAATAAAGAGTGTATTTGATTGGGAGAAATACCCTAACGTGTTTAAAGAAAAATGGTATGACTATATTGATGAAGAGTTTAAGAGAAGGGAGCAGGGTTTTTGGTTCAAAAACAATGGTAATAGCAATTATATTACTGGTACTCACTATATGTTCTTGCAGTGGTCCAAGATTGATGTTGGGGCAGCAGACTATAGAGAATCAAACAGATTATTCTTTATCTTCTGGGAAGCTTGTAAAGCGGATGTACGGTGTTACGGAATGTGCTATCTTAAGAACAGACGATCAGGTTTCTCTTTCATGGCATCAAGTGAGGCGGTTAACCTTGCTACAATATCCACAGATTCAAGATTTGGCATTTTATCAAAGTCAGGACAAGACGCTAAAAAGATGTTTACTGATAAGGTCGTCCCCATCTCGGTTAATTATCCCTTCTTCTTCAAGCCGATCCAGGACGGTATGGACAGGCCGAAGACAGAACTCGCTTATAGGGTCCCAGCCTCGAAACTTACCCGTAAGAAACTCGACGAGGGTATCGCGTCAGAGGATAAACAGGGGCTCGACACAACGATCGACTGGAAGAACACCGGGGACAACTCGTACGATGGTGAGAAACTAAAGATACTAGTACACGATGAAAGTGGTAAGTGGGAAAGACCTGATAACATACTAAATAACTGGAGAGTTACAAAAACTTGTTTACGATTAGGTAAAAAGATAGTTGGTAAATGTATGATGGGTAGTACCTCAAACGCTTTAGACAAAGGTGGTGCTAATTTTAAAAAATTATATTATGCTTCAGACGTCAGGGAGAGAAACCGCAACGGACAGACTAGCTCAGGATTATATAGTTTGTTCATACCTATGGAATGGAATTACGAAGGATTCATCGACGCTTATGGCTTACCTGTATTCGATACGCCAAAAGATAAAGCAGTAGATCCAGCGGGTGACATAATTACAACAGGAGTAATAGAGCATTGGGAGAACGAAGTTGATGGTTTAAAGAGTGATCAAGATGGATTAAACGAATACTACCGTCAGTTTCCAAGAACAGAGAAACATGCTTTTAGAGATGAAGCAAAATTATCTTTATATAATCTAACTAAGATATACGAGCAGATAGATTACAATGAAGAAGTTAGAAATAAAAGTTTAGTCACAAGAGGTAGTTTTCAATGGAGAGGTGATGTAAAAGATACAGTGGTTGAATTTAAACCAAATAACAATGGTAGGTTTTATGTATCGTGGATTCCGTCTATGAACTTACAAAACAATGTTATTGTTAAAAATGGCCTTAAATATCCAGGTAGCGAGCATATAGGTGCTTTTGGATGTGATAGCTATGATATATCAGGTACGGTTGACAAGAGAGGTTCTAACGGATCTCTGCACGGTTTAACTAAATTTAATATGGATAATGCTCCGTCTAATATGTTTTTCTTAGAATACATAGCTAGACCTCAGACAGCTGAGATATTTTTTGAAGACGTGCTTATGGCTTTGCATTTTTATGGAATGCCAATACTAGCAGAGAACAACAAACCAAGATTACTGTACTATTTAAAAAGAAGAGGTTATAGAAACTTCTCTATAAATAGACCTGATAAAGCATACAATAAGTTATCTGTAACTGAAAAGGAAATTGGTGGAATACCAAACTCTAGCGAGGATATAAAACAAGCTCATGCGGCTTCTATTGAAACATACATAGAAGATCACGTTGGCTACACAGGTGAAGGCTACGGTCAAATGTATTTTCAAAGAACATTAGAAGACTGGGCAAGATTTAATATAAACAATAGAACAAAGCATGATGCTACGATAAGTTCTGGACTTGCTGCTATGGCTTGCAATAAAAATAAGTATTCACCAGTATATAGAACACAGAGGAGAAAAGTGCAATTATCTTTTAACCGATATGACAACAACGGAAGTATTTCAAAAATAATAAAATAAATGATTTATACTAACACAAATAGTTCTTTCCCTAGTCAGGTAGTACCAGACGCAGAAAAGCAAACCTTAGAATATGGTTATGCTGTAGGTAGAGCCATTGAAGATGAATGGTTCAAAGGCGATAGAGGTACAAACGTCGGTGGTAGATTTGCAGGTAATTGGCAATACTTTCACAAGTTAAGACTCTACGCAAGAGGAGAACAGTCTGTGCAAAAATATAAAGATGAGTTATCTATAAACGGTGACTTAAGCTACTTAAACCTAGACTGGAAACCTGTAGCGGTGTTATCTAAGTTTGTTGACATTGTTGTTAACGGTATGACAGATAAAGGTTATGAGATAAAATCATTTGCATCAGATCCGTTTGCTGTAAAAGAAAGAACACAGCATGCCACTGATTTAGCTGAAGATGCTTTTTCACAAAACCTTATACAAGAAGCTCAACAGAATTTTGGTATTGATTTAAGTAGAACTAACGTACCTAAAGATCAGCTACCTAAAAGTAAAGAAGAGCTAGAGTTACATATGCAGTTAACATATAAGCAAGCTGTAGAAATAGCAGAAGAAGAGCTTATAAATAATGTATTAGATTATAATAAATACGAAGAGGTTAAGAAAAGAGTAGCATACGATTTAGTTGTACTAGGTATAGGTGCTAGTAAAACTGATTTTAATCTAGCTAATGGAGTTACTGTTGATTATGTAGATCCAGTTAATCTAGTACACTCTTACACAGAAGATCCAAACTTTGAGGATATATACTACGTAGGAGAAGTTAAAAGTGTACCGTTGGAAGAAGTTAAAAAACAATTTCCGAACCTAACAGATGAAGATCTTATAGAGATACAGCGTTATCCAGGTGATTCAACTAGAACCAGGAATTTTAACGGTCAAGATAGTAATAACGATAATGTTCAAGTTTTATACTTTGAATACAAAACATATAGTAATCAAGTATTTAAAATAAAGCAAACAGATCAAGGTCTTGAAAAAGCTTTACAAAAGGACGATACATTTGATCCGCCTGAGAGTGATAACTTCAATAAAGTAAGTAGATCTATAGAAGTATTATATAGCGGTGCTAAGATATTAGGTTACGAAAAGATGCTTAAGTGGGAGTTAGCAGAAAATATGACTAGACCTTTTAGTGATCAAACTAGGGTTAATATGAATTATACTATATCTGCTCCTAGAATGTACAAAGGTAGAGTTGAGAGTATAGTAAGTAAAACTATAGGTTTTGCTGATATGATACAGTTGACTCACTTAAAGATACAACAAGTGTTAGCACGTATGGTACCAGATGGTGTTTTTGTAGATGTTGACGGATTAGCTGAAGTTGATCTTGGTAATGGAACAAATTATAATCCACAGGAAGCACTTAATATGTATTTCCAAACTGGTAGTATAGTTGGTAGATCATTAACACAAGATGGTGATCCTAACAGAGCTAAAGTACCAATACAAGAATTACAAACATCGTCAGGTATGAGCAAGATACAAGCGCTTATACAAACTTATCAATACTACTTACAGATGATAAGAGATGTGACAGGGCTTAATGAAGCTAGAGACGGTAGTCAACCGGCAAAAGATTCTTTAGTTGGTTTACAGAAACTAGCCGCAGCTGCATCAAATACAGCAACAAAGCATATACTTCAATCATTAATGTATATCACTGTTAGAATATGTGAGAATATAAGTCTAAGAGCGGCGGATATGTTAAACTTCCCTTTAACTAAGAACGCTTTAATGAATTCTATAAGTAGCTTTAATGTTAATACACTAGAGCAGATTGAAAAATTAAACATGCATGAGTTCGGTATATTTTTAGATCTAGAGCCTGATGAAGAAGAAAGACAAATGTTAGAAAGAAATATACAAATAGCGTTACAGTCTGGAGGTATTGATCTTGAAGATGTTATAGATTTAAGACAAATATCCAATATTAAGTTAGCAAATCAAATGCTTAAAATAAAACGTAAGCAAAAGATGGAGGCTGATAGGCAGGCTCAAATGCAAAACATACAAGCTCAAGCTCAAGCAAATGCCGAAGGTGCTGAAAAAGCCGCTATGGCTGAGGTTCAGAAACAACAAGCGTTAGCTCAAACAACACTTCAAATAGAACAGGGTAAGTCTCAGTTTGAAATGCAACGTATGCAGACTGAAGCTCAAATCAAGAAAGAGCTTATGGCTGAAGAGTTTAACTACAATATTCAATTAGCGAAAGCTAGAGCTGAGGCTGAAAAAGGAAAAGAAAAAGATATAGAAGATCGTAAGGACGAAAGAACTAGAATACAAGCTACACAACAATCAGAGCTTATAGCGCAACGTCAGAACGATGAACTACCTAAGAATTTTGAGTCGTCAGGTTTTGACTCACTAGGCGGATTTGGATTAGAACAATTCGACCCTAGATAAAAAAAACTTTATTAATTTTATATTATTATATTATGTCAGAACAAACAGTAAAACAAGAGGGTGAATTTAAATTAAAGAAAAAAAAGACACCTAAGAAATTAGCTACACCAGAGAATAATATCACTAAGGTTAGCATGAAAGAACCTTTGATTGAAACAGAGCCAGAGGTTACAAAAGTAGTTATCAAGGAAGAAAAAGAAGTACCAGTTGTTGAAGAAACAGTGGTAGCCGACGAAGAATCTAACTCACCTATACAATTAGTTGAAGAGGTTGAGGAAGAAGTTAAAGAGGTGGAGGCTGAATACAAAGAAGCTATTAGAGATGAAAAAGTAATTGGCAAGCCCTTACCAGAAAACATCGAAAAGCTAGTTTCTTTTATGGAGGAAACAGGTGGTAATATAAACGACTATGTTAGACTTAACGCTGATTACTCTAATGTTGATAACGAAACATTATTAAAAGAATACTATAAACAAACGAAGCCTTATTTAGAAGGTGACGATATAAGTCTTATGCTAGAAGATTTTTCATACGATGAAGACATTGACGAGCAGAGGGATATACGCAAGAAAAAACTTGCATTTAAAGAAGAAGTTGCAAAAGCTAGAAACTTTTTAGAGGAAACAAAGAGTAAATACTACGATGAGATCAAGTTGAGACCAGGCGTAACTCAAGACCAACAAAAAGCCACTGACTTTTTTAACCGATATAATGAAGAGCAGAAAGCTGGTAAAGCAAAACACTCGGAATTTTTAAAACGTACTAATGAATTATTAACTAACGACTTCAAAGGTTTTGATTTTAATGTTGGTGAAAGTAAATTCAGGTACAGTGTAAAAAATCCACAAAAGGTAGCAGAAGCACAATCTGATATCTCTAACTTCATTGGGACGTTCCTAAATGATAAAGGAGAGGTAAAAGATACTAAAGGTTACCACAAAGCTTTATATGCTGCTAGAAACGCTGATACAATAGCACAACATTTTTATGAGCAAGGCAAAGCCGATGCTGTTAGAGATGTTATGATTAAATCAAAAAACATTTCAACTGAACCTAGGAAAACTAGTGGCGGTGATGTGTTTATTAATGGTTTAAAAGTTAAAGCTATTTCTGGTGCTGATTCTTCAAAATTAAAGATAAAAACAAGAAAATTTAACTAACAAAATTAAACAAAATGAGTTTAACTCCACAATTTGGTTCATTGAAACCATCTCAAAAACAAGAAATTTTAGATAGCAATTATCTAAAGTTTAACGACGGTGCTAACGGAACAGACACTTTCGCACAACAATACTTACCAGAGATCTACGAACAAGAAGTAGAGCGTTACGGAAACAGAACATTATCTGGATTCTTAAGAATGGTAGGGGCAGAAATGCCAATGACTTCTGATCAAGTAATTTGGTCTGAGCAAAACAGATTACACATCTCTTACGAAGAATGTACTAGTGGTGTATCAGGAACAACAAGTACAATTACTATTCCTGTTGCTTTAACTCCAGCTGATCCTAAAGATTATGTTGCTAACGTTGTATCTCCTGGAGCTACTATCGTTGCTATGGATTCAACAGGATTCGAAATAAAGGCTGTTGTAATTTCATCTAACTTAACAACTGGAGCTTTAGTTGTAAGTCCTTACAGCGCAGCTACTATAGCTGGTTTAGCCACTACAGGTGTTAAAATATTTGTATTTGGATCTGAATATGGAAAAGGTTCATCTACACCTAACTCCACTGTAAATGCTGGAGCTGCTGACGGATATGTATCTGTTGAGCCTTCTTTCACTCAATTCTCTAACTCACCAATTATTATCAGAAATAAATACGTTGTAAACGGATCTGATATGGCTCAAATCGGTTGGGTAGAAGTTGCTACTGAAGACGGAACATCTGGATATTTATGGTACTTAAAAGCTGAATCTGAAACAAGATTACGTTTTGAAGACTACCTAGAAATGTCTGTAGTAGAAGGAGAAAAAGCTACAGGTACTGGAGCTGGATCTGCTGCTAATGCTGGTTACAAAGGTACTCAAGGTTTATTTGCTGCTATCGAAGATAGAGGTAATGTAAACGTAGGATTCACTGCTTCTGCAGGTCTTGACACTTTCGATGACATCTTGAAAAACTTAGATACTCAAGGAGCTATTGAAGAAAACATGTTATTCTTACAAAGACAAACGTCTTTAGATTTTGACGATATGTTAGCTGCAATCTCTGGAGGTGCTCAAGGTGGTACTGCTTATGGATTATTTGAAAACTCTGAAGAAATGGCATTGAACTTAGGTTTCTCTGGATTCAGAAGAGGTTCTTATGACTTCTACAAGACTGACTGGAAATACTTAAACGATGCTTCTACTCGTGGAGCTATGACTGGAACTTCTTCTATCGAAGGTGTATTAGTACCAGCTGGAACTTCTACGGTTTATGATCAAGTATTAGGTACAAACATTAGACGTCCTTTCTTACACGTAAGATATAGAGCTTCTCAAGCAAATGACAGAAGAATGAAGCAATGGGTTACTGGTTCTGCTGGTGGTGCTGCTACATCTGATCTAGATGCTATGGAAGTAAACTTCTTATCTGAAAGATGTTTATGTGTACAAGGTGCTAACAACTTTGTATTATTCAAAGGAATCTAATTGATTCAACAAATGTAATTCTTACCCTCGTTGGACTGACGGGGGTAATTATTACCCTTATAAACTATTTAATTATATTATATTATGGCTGCAAAAAAAGCACCAGCAAATAAAGTTGAGGTTGCTCCTCAGCAAAAAGTAGTAGTAAAAACTCCTACAAAAACACAACCAGCTAAACCAAGTTGGGAAATAAAAGATAGAACATATATATTAAACTCTAACAAATCACCATTAACATTTACAATACCCAGCAAACATACTTCAAAACATGCTTTACTGTATTTTGATAAAGATAGTCGTGAACAAAAAGAAATAAGATATGCAACAAACCAACCTTCGCCATTTGTAAAAGAGCAACAAGGTGAAGCAACCTTAGGTCACATTATATTTAAGGACGGTGCGTTATTTGTTCCAAAAGAAAAACAAAATCTTCAAAAGATATTATCTCTATATCACCCCTTGAAAAACAGATTATATAACGAATTAGATCAAGTTGAAATAGCAGAAGATGAATTAGATATATTAGAGCTACAGATTGATGCTTTAAATGCTGCTAGAGGTATGGATATAGACCATGCTGAAGCAATATTAAGGGTTGAGTTAGGATCTAAGGTATCTAAGATGAGTTCTAAGGAGCTTAAAAGAGACTTGCTACTGTTTGCAAAGATGAGTCCAGGTTTGTTCCTAGATTTAGCTAATGATGAGAACGTGCAATTAAGGAATTTTGCAATACAAGCTACCGAGGCTGGTATCATAAGATTATCAGATGATCAAAGATACTTCACTTGGGCTAGCAACGGAAGAAAACTAATGGAGGTTCCTTTCGATGAAAATCCTTATTCAGCATTTGCATACTTCTTAAAAACAGATGAAGGTGTTGAAATTTATAAATCTATAGATAAAAAGATTAATTAACAGGTAATAATATATAGGGGCGGGTAAAACCGCTCCATATATTTAAATATAAAATAATGGCAATAAACGTAAATACTGTATATCAAACCGTTTTATTAATACTAAACAAAGAGCAGCGTGGATATATGACACCTGTAGAGTATAATAGAATAGCCACACAATCACAACTTGATATATTCGAGCAATACTTCGAAGATTTAAACCAGCAGTTACGAGTGCCACAAGTCGATCTAGATTACTCAGATAGACAATTAAACATAGACGAGAAAATATCTCCGTTTAAAACATTTGGTGATTGTACATATAACGCTGGAACTTGGCAGTTACCAGCTACAGACACTTACTCAAACACAATATTATATAATGGTCAAGAGCCTAGCGCCGGTCAAGTTTCCTTCTATAAATTAGGGACTGTGACATACAATCCTTCACTTGGATTACCAGTAGAGCTACAAAGGTTACCACGTAGCGAGTTTTACAATATAGAAAAATCACCATTAACAGCATCGACAAAAGACTTTCCTACTTACTTATACGAAAATAAAAAACTATATGTTAGACCAACTAGCATAAATCAAATTGGTAATATAACCGTAGATTTCTTAAGAAAGCCTAAAAATATAGTATGGGCGTTTACTGTAGGAGCACAAGGTCAATATGTTTACGATTCTGCAAGTTCTCAAAACTTTGAACTACAAGAATCTGAGCAGACTAGGCTTATATTAAAGATACTACTATATGCTGGTATAATAATAAGAGATCCTCAAATAGTACAAGCAGCGGCTAGTGAAGTACAACAAAACGAAATAAATCAAAAAAGCTAATAAGATATGCCCTTACCAAATGGTGGTTTAATAACCGAAAACAATAGACAATACTACGAAGGCGCACAAAGTTTTTCAGGTAATAACGGTGGTGATTCTGGGCAAAGCTTTACCACTAATTTTGATACTGATCTAGTATTTTACTCAACTGTAACGACTGATCCTCAATATGCTTTAAACAATTTTAAAGTTTATGTTAGTCCAACTGGTGTTGGTGGTAGTTTTACAGAGGTTACATCTTACACTGTATCAAACAATACAGTTACTATAGGAGTCGGTATACCATCAGATGCAACTGTAATTGTTCAGTTGAAAAGATTAGATGGTGGAGTATATGGTAATACAGCATCTGACAAAGCTTACGGAAATACTACTGAAGACAACTATGGATCTTATAGCTATATTAAACTTAACGATGTTATAAACAACTTTATAGTTGCTTACGTTGGTAACGGTAAGTTAATACCAAGTTGCAAAAGAACAGATATTATATTTCACGCTAAACGTGCAATGCAGGAATTTAGCTACGATACATTGAGAAGTATAAACTCTCAAGAATTAACGATACCAAATAGCTTAAGTATTATAATTCCTCAAGATTATGTTAATTATGTTAGCATGTCTTGGTATGATAGTCAAGGTATCGCTCATAAAATATACCCAACAAAACTTACCACAAATCCATATCAAACACCTGTACAAGACGGTGAAGGTCAACCAACTCAAGATGCTAATAGCAACAATATAGAAGGTACTTCAGTTGTAGAGGAGAGATGGAAAACTAACTTCTACAAAAATGATAGAAATGTAAATGTAGACGACGTACTTGCAAATGGTCCTTATGGAAGTGGTTTTAGTCATGGCTACGGAGGCGTTTATGGATTAGATCCTCAATACGCAAACGCTAATGGCTGGTTTACTATAAACGACAGAGAAGGTAAATTCTCTTTCTCTTCCAACTTGGTTGATAAACTAATAGTATTAGAATATGTGTCTGATGGTTTATCTTCTAGTTTAGACACTAGAGTACCTAAAATGGCTGAAGAAGCTATGTATGCTTATATATCGCATGCTATAATCTCTACTAGAATAAATCAACCAGAGTATATAGTACAGAGACTTAAAAAGGAAAAGTCTGCAAAACTTAGAAATGCAAAGATAAGATTATCTAACATTAAACTTGATGAAATAGTTCAAACAATGAGAGGTAAATCTAAATGGTTAAAACACTAGAATTAAATGGCTGAAGTTAAAAATGCTTTTATCAAGTCCAAAATGAATAAGGACTTAGATGCTAGACTCATACCAAACGGTGAATATAGAGACGCTAACAATATACAGGTTAGTAAATCTCAAGGTGAAGACGTTGGTGCTTTAGAAAACATATTTGGTAATGCTGTAGCTGTAAACGGTGATTTTGGTGCTGATGCTGGCAGCGATAACTTAACTTGCATAGGCTATGTTGTTGATGATTCTAGTAATTTAATATATTTATTCTTCACAGACTATACAGATTCCTACGCTTCAGGTGTTTCTACATATAATGAAAGTGCTAAAAACTTTATATATTCATACAACGTATCAAGTGGACAAAAAAACAAACTTGTTCAAGGCTCTTTTTTAAACTTCTCTACTAACAGACCTATTATAGGTGTAAATATTTTAGAAAATTTACTATTCTGGACAGATAATAGAAATCAACCTAGAAAAATAAACACAACTTTAGCAAATCCATCTGAACTTACAGATCCAGTATATTACGTTAATGAGGATCAAATATCTGTAGCTAAATATAATCCTTATCAATCAATAGAGCTATTCAAACCAAGCGAAACTACTGGAGTAACAACAGTAACTACAAATGCAACAGCTACTGTTACAGATAGCAAAACGTTCTCCGTGGCTGATGCGACTGGAATAAGCTCTGGTTTAGGTGTTACTGGCTTAGAAATAGCAACTAATACATATGTCACAGCTGTTAATGGTTTAGATATAACAGTTAATAAACCTCAAACCATATCTTCAACCTCAGAAAATATTAATTTTGTAGGTTTAGAAACTACAATGTATGATAATTTCAGTGAGCTACTACCTAGCTTAGGAACTTCTTACGTGGACGATGCGGCTGTAGTAAATACAGATACTTTTGATATTGATAAAGTTCAAGGTTTTATAAGCCCTGGCGATGTTGTCACCGGTGGGGGTATTGTTGCTGGCACTACAGTTGTTAGTTTTACTCCGGGAGCTGCGAGTGATGAAGGTGAATTAGTTGTTAGTCAAAATCAAACACTACTAGATGATAATCAATTATTTTTTCATAAAGAAAACCCCTATTATGAGCAAGATTTTCCAGGTGATCCTCAATACCTAGAAGATAAATTTATTAGATTTAGCTATAGATTTAGATTTGTTGATGGTGAATACTCTATATTAGCTCCTTTTACTCAAGAAGCATTTATACCTAAACAAGATGGTTATTTTATATTTGGTGATGAGCAGCAAACACCTGTTAGTACTATTGTTGGCTTTATGGAAAATAAAGTAAACAAAATAGATCTACAGATACCTCTTCCGTCTGCGGTTGATGACTTATCTTCTAGTTATTTAATAACAGACATAGATATTATATATAAAGAATCAGACTCTACGGCTGTTAGGGTTATTGAAACAATACCTGTTTCACAGATACAAGGAAATGAAAACGTACTTAATTATACTTATTTATCACAAAAACCTTATAAAACTCTTCCAAGTGACGAAATAATAAGGGTTTATGATAAAATACCAGTAAAAGCTTTAAGTCAGGAAGTTTCCAGCAATAGAGTTATTTATGGTAATTTTCAAGATAAACACACACCGCCTAACTTTATAGATTACCAAGTTGCTGCATCTACTAAAGCACAAGTTTCATCGGTTGGATCATCTCTAACAACTGTAGAATATCCAAATCACAACTTAAAAGAAAACAGAAACTATCAAGTTGGAGTTGTTTTATCAGATAAATTTGGTAGACAATCAACGGTTATATTATCTAACAACGTTGGTGAAGCTAGTGCTGGTGGTTTTGGAGCCGACACAGTTTATTTACCATATAACCCAAATAACAATTCTATAGATTTTTCAGGAAACTCCATTAAAATGTTATTTAACTCAATACTTAGTGGTGTTGGTATAGACAGGAACGAAACAACTGGTACACCTGGTTTGTATAATTCAGATGTAACTAGTCTTGATTATAATCCACTTGGATGGTATTCTTACAAGATAGTTGTAAAACAAACAGAACAAGACTATTACAACGTATATACTGCTGGAGCTATGAAAGGTCTACCGTATTATAACACTGGAAGTATACCGCTAAGAGATGAAAACGCTACATTTATAACACTTTTAAACGACAACATAAATAAAATACCAAGAGATTTATCAGAAGTAGGTGCTCAAGATAAACAATTTAGAAGCTCTGTTCAGCTATTTGGTAGAGTTGAAAACACAGCGTCAGAATTTAACACTGTTGGTAGTAAACAGTATTTTCCAGAAAGAAAATCTTTTACTGTAAACCAAATAGAAGACTTATTTGATTCTTTCGACGTACTTCAATTTTATGGCCAAGGAGGTACCGATATTATACCAGTAACTGATCCTAACAGCCCTTACTATGCTTTCTTTAGATCAGAATCAAATCCTTTTGTGGCAGAGTTTGTTACATCTAATGTAGTAGAAGATCAATTTGGTTTAATAAATTTACCATACGTACCAAACCAAACATATCAAAGGTTTGAAAATATAAATATATTCGAAACAAAACCTACAGAATCAAGATTAGATATATATTGGGAAACTTCAACATCAGGCTTAATATCTGATTTAAACATAGCAATAGCATCACAAGGTAGTCCTCAAGCAGCTCAGATCGTTGATTGGCAATATAATCATTCTGAAGCGAACGGACCTGGAGATGATATAACTACTAATTTCAAGTTTATAGATATACTAGGTAACGATATAGCTAGCTTCGATAGTATTGTAATGACGGTTACCGATGATGCTCTTGAAGACGTAACATCTAAGTTTACTCTTATAGATAACCTAGACGGTACATTTAAGGTACAAGTAGCTGTTGGTGAATACTTCTTATACAAAACAAATACACCTGCTAATATTTTTGACTACAAATTTGTTACAGTAGTAAACCCGGGAGACGCTCAAAATACTGTTTCTATGTTTAATCAACCATTGATAAATATAACACCAACTATAACGAACGTTATACCTAATAATGAAATAGAAGTTTTTGGATTTGGTGGTTCAATAGTAATACAAACAATAACAGGTATTAATGGATCTAACGCTAGTGGAAATAGACAAGGAGATAATTTAACATACTCTATAGAGTGGAGTCGGGGTGTTGGGGTTTTTGAAATACAAAACGGTACAACTGTAGTAAATACTAATCCTTTCACGGGTACAACTCCAGGATTTGACAGTAGCTTCTCTCTAGTGGTGTCTGACAATGGTAGCCCAATTAACTTAGTTAGTAGAAGAAAGTTTTTTGTTAAATTTACTCCAATACCTTAAAGTAATTTACATAATAAACAAGTAATAATAAAACAATGGCAGCAACTATAGAAGTAAAATATTTTAATTCTTTTCTTTTGAAAAAGACAGTACTTCATGCTCCAGTCAATATACAAACGGCTAAAGGAATTGTATCAGCCGCATGGAATGGATCTACAGGTGTGCCGGATGGCTTGGCTGGTTCTTTTCCACAAAACCCTACTGGTACTTGGCCTAATGGTGGTACTATTCAAGAAGGAACTTTAGTTCAAAATTCTCCAGCTCCAGATGTGCCGTTTACTAGCTGGTATGTTGAAGAATCTAGAATAAGAGGTGGTTTTAATAATACTAGCATTAGTTATGGTGCTAGAGCATATTTAGTTGAAACAGAACCTAATTCATCTATTAGATTTAACTCTTTAATATATTCAGGTATATTTAACTCTAGAACAGGTATTAATAATACTAATGTATTTAACGTTGGTCAAGATATAACTAAATCTGTTGATCCAGCTAATGGTAGTATACAAAAACTATACGCTGAAGATACAAACCTTATAATATTTCAAGAAGACAAAATAAACAGAGCACTTATAGATAAAGACGCTATATACTCCGCTGAAGGAGGTGGTAGTGTTACTTCATCAAACCTGGTTATAGGTCAGATAATACCTTACGCTGGAAACTTCGGTATAAGTAAAAATCCAGAAAGTTTTGCGGTGTATGGCTACAGAAAATACTTTACAGACAAGAGAAGGAACATCGTAGGTAGATTATCTAGAGATGGTATAACGGAGATATCTAACTATGGTATGATTGATTACTTTAGAGATGAATTATCTTCATTAGATACTACTTCTGAAAGTGGAAAATCTTATGGAGCTTGGGACATACACAATAAACAGTATGTTGTTAGTTTGCAAGAAGCAGCAACTACTCTAGTAACAACTACGACAAGCGCTGTGACAGGTGATATTATACCTGTAGATACAGCAGAAGGTATTGTTGTAGGTTTAATGGTTAGAGGTAATAGCTTAAAAACTGGTACAATAGTTACAGAGGTAAATGGCTTAGATATAACAGTAAACAAAGCACAAACAATAGGTAATGGAGAAACTATAAACTTCTTTGATTACGAAACACTTTCTTTTGACGAGTCTGTTCTTGGTTGGACAAGCTTTTTTAACTATGAACCAGAGCAAGCTTTTAGTTTAGGTAGTTGTTACTATTCAGTAAACGGCGGTAAGCTTTGGAAACATTACGATCACATATCTAGCAGAAACAACTTATATGGTGTTCAATATAATTCATCAATAGAGTTTATATTCAACCCAAATCCTAGTACTTCAAAAGTGTTTAAAACTATAAATTACGAAGGATCAAATGGTTGGGAAGTATCAAGCTTTAATGCGGCTAGAAGTTTTGAGCTTAATGATACCGCTAACAAGGTACTTAGTTTCGATGATGGTGCTTATACAGATCCAGATTATGGAGTTACGGTGCATGCTGGATTTGATAATAAAGAAGGTAAATACTACGCTAATCTAGTCAACTCTAGTCCAGCTACAACTGGAGAAGTTGTATTTGGAGCTAGTATGACCGGTGTTAAAGGGTATTATTCAACAGTTACAATAAAATCAGATAGTGATAACAGAAGTTTACCACTTGAATTATTCGCGGTGTCCTCAGACTATGTGACATCTGCTTACTAAATAAAATTAAATGCAATTAAATATTAGAAAATTAAAAGAGAGCGACTGGGAAACCTTATGTTCTTGGTGGGATGAGTGGCCTGAATGGCAAAATCCACCTAGAGATTTTTTACCTGATAATGGTAAAGGAGGTTTGATGGTTGAAAAAGACGTGCCTATCGTGGCAGGTTTCATATATTACACTAACTCTAAGGGAGCTTTATTAGAATGGGTTGTATCTAATCCAGATTACAAAGAAGCTGACAGAAAACAAGCTATAGCACTTTTAATAAATGCAGCTGAAGAAGTTTGTAGAAGTAATGGCGTAAAATATATGTTCTCTATAGGTAGAAATGAATCATTAATTAAAACTCATGAAGAGCTTGGTTGGAGTATAGACAATAAATCTTCTAAAGAATTAGTAAAAAAAATATAAATTATGGGTGTAGTAACAGCATTAGCCGTTGGAGCGGCAGCAAGTTTAGCAGGTGGAGCTATAGCTGGTGGAGCGGCAGGTAAAGCAGCTAGAAGAGCTAGATCAGAAAAGCAAAGAGCTGAAGCTGAGCTTAGATCAATAAAAAATTCTAGACAGCAAATAACAAATCCATACGCTTCAACAGAAGATCTTAGTAGTTTAGCTACTGATCTTAGTAGTCAATTATCTAACCCGTTTGAAAATTTAGGTGTTGCAACTAAAGCAGCTGAGATACAGATAGAACAAGCCGATATATCTTTAGCGAATACACTAGACACAATAAGAGCTACAGGTGCTTCTGCTGGTGGCGCTACAGCTTTAGCTCAAGCTGCGTTACAAAGTAAACAAGGTGTTGCTGCTAATATAGAACAGCAAGAAGCTCAAAACCAAAAACTAAAAGCTCAAGGAGAGCAAAACCTAATGAATGCTAAAATGGCTGAGCAACAACGTATGCAAAGCATAGCTATATCAGAAGGTCAGAGAGTACAAGCAACAGAAGCGGCAGGTAAACAGTTTATGTTTCAAGCTCGAGAAAATAGAACAGATGCAGACCTTGATAGAGCGGCTGGTAAAATATCACAGGCACAAGCCGCTGAAGCTTCAGCTAATCAAGCTAAAGCGCAAGCGTGGAGCGGTGCTTTAAGTGGTGTTGGTAACATAGCCTCTTCTTTAATTGCCGCTGGTTAAAAAAAAAATATAATATGAGTTATAGAAATCCACAAATAATAGTAGATAGATCAGCTGAGATATGGGCTCAAGGTGTTAGTAAGATAGGTGACATTGTTAGCTCCGGTATAGATAAATACAGTGAAGCTAAGAGAATAGCTGCAGAAAAACAAAAAAAAATAGACGAGGCTAAGAATAGGTTTTTAGTAAACACAGAGTTACAGCAAGATAAAGATATATTAAAAATTGTTTCAGGTGTAAAAGACACTAGAGTTAGAGATGAACTTACTAAAATATTTCAAGAAAAAGGTGGAGCAGCTATGAATGCGTCAGCTGAACTAGGTATGAATACTAATTTAAATAAAAAACAAAGGCAAGAGTATAGAAAAGCTATAAGCAATTTTCAATCTTACATGGTAAATAGTAAAGACCAGATAAACAATATTTCTACTGGAGCGCAAGAGTTTAACGATTTAACTATAGATCAAGTAGTAGATGGTCACGCACCTGCTAGTGGGGATGAAATATCTAATTTGATAGGTGTTATGGCTATTAATGGTAAAAAAACGCCAGGTGTTGAAAGTACTATAAATATTGCTCCTAACGATAATAATTCAAATATACTTAAAATAAACTCACGGATAAAAGTTGGAAGTGATGTGTATAATAAATTTAAAGAAGCTGATTTATTAGGTGATTATAAAGAGTCTGATGGATATGTCAATATAAAATTTGAAAGAGATTTATCAAAATGGGACGGATCATTTTTCGAACCTGTAATGGCTGAAAGTGATAGAAATAAAACACTTCAAGAGGCTGATATATTTGATGATAAAAATCAACTAACAAAGGAATTTGTTTATCCAAATATAACTACTAGAACTGTAGGTGGTTTTCAGTATAAAGAGCAGGTTGTAAACAACGCTGCTATCGAAGACAATGTAGCTTACATGGATTTAATTAAATCTCAAGCTAAAGGAATAATGTCTTACTCGATGAAGCAGCAAAAACAGTTTATTACAGGTAGATTGAAATGGGATAAAGAAACCGCAGTTATGTATGAATCAGTTCCAGAAGCCCTTAGAGAGGCTTTTATAATTGGTCAAATGGTACATAAAAATCTAGAATCACTAGGCACTAAGAGGTTGGCAACACCAGATGATGTGAAAAACTTAGGTATACCTAACTTGAAGGTTAACGATCCAATATACACTAAAAATATTGGAAAACCTACAGCTGTAGAAGTTGAAGAGCAAGAAGAAGGAGGAGAAGAAGAAACAGACTTCAAGATGAACGCTGCTAATAGAGCTGTTAATGATCTTTTAGAAGATCCTATATCTTACTTGACAAATATTGGTGGCCCAGATGCTAGTAGAGTTACTGATAGAAACTACGACGAAGAAACTAAGATACTTGAATTTACTATGACAGATAAAAGCACTGGAAATAAAAAAATGAAGAAGTTTGATTTGTCAGATAAATCTCAAGTTAAAAATTTAGCTAGAACACTGTTTAATTTTAGAGGCAACAAGAGTTTAGAGGTTTCTGAAAATATAGATAGTGTAGTTGATAAAATATTTGACTTTAGTGATACTGGTGATTTACCAATTTTTTAACAATTAAAATAAAATAAAATATGTATACTTACAAGGATGTTTCATATACTGACGATCAAATAAAGAAAGCAGCTGAACAATCTAATATGACTGTTAAAGAATACTTAAAAAAGATCAAGGGAGATAAAGACCCTGAACCTAAAATAAAACACAGTGACTTACTTGATCCAAATTTTCAACAAGACGCTGCAGCGGGTGCGGATGTGGTGTCTCAACCAATGACAGCATCACAAGCGGGCGTTACGGATTCACCTTCGGAAGATATTTCTTTGGAATCACCAAAGACTAAAGAAGATTTAAAGTTAGACAATATAAATAAAACCTTAAGTAAAGCTGGTTCTAGTATATGGAACTACTCTCCTGACAATATTTCAGATTTATACCTTAAAACTACTGGAAAGGGTGTCGAATACCAAACTATAAATACACCTAGTATTTTAGGTCTTGGAGGGCCTGGGGTGAAATATACTGGTATATTTGGCGATCATAGTAGTGCTATAACAGGTGGCTTTTCTTATGATGATTTCGCTCAAAATGAAAAAATAAACGGTGTATCTATAGCTGAGCTTCAAGCTGAAGATCAAAATAAAGCAGCTAACAGCGCTCTAAATGTTATAATAAAAAAGTATGGCGATAAGTCAAATGATTTTGTATTAAACCAAGGAGGTAATATATTAAAGGGTGCTGATAAAGAACTAAAAACACTTTACTCTAGTTTAAAAACAGTAAGTGACAAAGACAAACAAAGTATACTAGACAAGATACAAGAGATAAGAAATGATGAGTCAAGAGAACTTTATAATATAAACACCGGAGACTTAGTACAGTATAAGGATTTATCTGAAGAAGATAAAAAACAAGAGAACTCGAGATCTGAAAAAGCAACTGAAATAGCAAAAACTACAGAGTTAAGCAAAATACAAGATCAATTAACTAAGTCATACTCTAATTTAGTGGGTATATCTAATAGAATATCAGATTTTATAAAGGAAAATGGTGAAGAAGAAATAACTAAAGAGTCTCAAACAGGTCCAGCTATCATATCAAATGTAGTTAAAGATTTTTTTGGATCAGAAGAAACTGTGTATGGAGATTTAGAAAGAGCGCAACAAATAGCATCAACAAACGAATTACCTGAAAATATAAGTAAAATCAATGGTAATCATCCTTTAGCTAAAGCTTATAACACTGCTTTGGAAAATTATGTTGTTTTAAATAAAGCAATTCAAACAAACACGGATCCATTAAGTAAAGAGCAGGAAGGTTTTTGGTTTAGTGCGGGTCAAAATATTTTAGAAAAAATAGACATGACTGGCGGTGATGCTATGCCTAAACCCCAGTACACTATTAATAGAGCATTTGTAAAAGAAGCTAAAAAAGCTGGGTTAGGTGGTATAAACGACGAATACCTAGATGAAGCTTTATCTCAAAATTGGTTGAGTGTAGTGGGTGGTGGTACTGTTGACCTGACTATGTTTGTTGGAGAGTTGATGTTGTTTAAAGGCGCAGGAGGAAATAAGATACAAAAAGGGTTCAAGTTACTGGATAAGTCTTTTAAAAGTAGTAAAGCCGCTAAGTCAAGTAAAGTGCTTAGAAAAGCTGGTGACTTTGTTATAAAAGGTCTAGATGAAGCCGCTGTTTTCACAGGCTTAGAAACAACAAAAACAACACTAGGTTTATCTCAACAAGCTACTAGAGAGCAAGAATGGGCTACAGCTACATTTGGATTTTCACTAGGTGGAGGTAATTCTTTAGGTTCTGGCTTACTAAGAGCTATACCTTCGAAAACAATATTTTCCCCGGTAATGGCACAATTATCTAAATCTGACGTTCTTAAAGATGTTGGTGGTAGATTTGTTAACGCTAGTGCTGGTGCTTTTTCTTTTGAATTTGCTACAGTTTTAGAGGCTATACAGAATCCAGAAGGTATTGGTTATGGGCCTAGAGGTGAGAGTACTTACTTCGAACAAAGTCCAGAAGAATTTATTCTTCATTATCTTGGTGAAACCGCTAAAATGGCTTTACTAGGAACTAAATCAGCGTTTAGTAAAAACGGTATACTTGCGGCTGCTCAGAGAGATATGCGTTTATTAAACTTAAACCCAGCATACGTGAATAAAGCTGCTAAAATAACTGGTATAGATGCTGAGTCGGTTAGGAAACCAGGTGAGGAAACTATAAACGAAATAGATGCCGCTAGAGCTGAAAAAATGGCAGGTATAGATGCTAAGCTTAAGACACAACAAATAACAGAGGAACAAGCTAAAAAAGAAGCAGAGTCTGCTAACAAAAACTATAACATATTAGAAGCCGAGGCTGAACTTAATTTAGCTAAAGAAAGATTTGAGGCTGAGGATAAAAGTGCTTTAAAACCTACAGATGAAAGTGTAAGAATACTTATACAGAAAATGAAAAAAGGTGAGAAGTTTAACGATAAGGATAATAATGCTCTAGTTAATACTCCTCTACCTATAATTTATGCTAGGATGGGTGCGAACCCTTCTTCTAAATCACTTGACGGTCTCTGGAATAGAGAATTTGTTATTGAAGATATTTTAAATAACAATATTAGCTTTAAAGCTGGCTATGGTACTAAAGAAAGAGCAGAATCTTATAAGTTTATTGATGAGTATTTCGAGATAGGAGGTAAGGTAAAGGCTCTTGAAAACATAAAAAATAAAAATCAAGGACAGGAAAAAGAGCTAGAGTCTTTAACAAAAGACCTTGAAGCTTATAATCCTGGAGGTTACAAGTACGATAAACTACAAGACAAACTAGATCAATACTACCTAAAACAAAGACAAGAAAACAAAGCTCAAGCTGAGGATGTGTTAGGTGCTACTAAAGAGGGTGAGTCCGTATCAATTAGATCTGTTGATGATTTTCAGAAAAAATATGAAGAAGTTTTTGATGGTAAAGAAGATGTTAAACAAACTGACGGCTTTTACGATCCTAATAATAAGGTATATTATGTAAATGAAGCTGTAGTTAAAGAAACTAGAAATATAACTGTAGATAAACACGAGGCTGGACACTTTGTTTTAAGAGATTCTTTTAAAGATAAAACTGGTAACGTAACTGAAGAAGGTATAAAACTAATTGACGATGTTTTAAATGAGTTAACTCCTAAGCAAAAAGAATTAGTTCAAAAACGTATTGACGATAACTACAGATATGATTCTAAAGGTAAGGAGCTAGATGCTAGTAAATACTATGAAGAGTATTTAACTGTTTTATCAGATGCTATAACAGAAAAAAGTATAGTGTTTAAAGAAAACGTAGGTAACGCTATGGAAAAGTTTGTTCCATTTCTACGTAAAAAAGGTATGCCAGAACTGGAGTTAAATGCTGACACTGGTAAAAACTTGTTTGAGCTGATAAAGAGCTACTCTAAAGGAGAAGAAAAAGGTATACAAGCTGCTAAAGATATCTCAATAGCTGCTGAAGGTGTTCAGGTAGAGGGTCAAAAGCCTTCAAAGTCGATAAGTAGACGGGACTCTGACATATCACCTAAAGGTAAGCAATATATAGATTTATTCAAAGAAGGTCTTATAGAAAACGAGCAATTAGTTGATATCATAAACTCACCTTCTTCTAAACCTGAAGAAAAGTTTGGAGCTATAGATGCTATAGTAGAGGCTAATTGGCCAGTTATAAGTAACTCTATAAAGTTTAACCCAACAGGTTCTATACCTATAGAGTCTGTCAAGACAGCTGTAAAGGAGCAACTTCAAGGTATATTTCCAGGTCGGAATAAAGAATTTTTAAAAGATTTTGATGCAGAGAAAAGTAAGGTAACTACAGTTCTAGGTCCAAATTTTCTTGGTAGAAGACAAGCTGAAATATTAGAAAGAGCTAAAAACATAGGTGAGAAAAAACTAGATGGAACTAGTACAGATTCTGAGCAAGCTAAACAAATTGTAGACACATCTACTAAGACCAGTGTTGCTGTAGATAAGTTGGCTAAAAAACCTACAGAAACAACTAAATTCAAATCTAACTATATATCTCCAGAGTTTAAAAAATCCTTAGACACTGACAAGAGTGAAAAACAAGCTATTGAGGATAAGATATCTAGTACTGTAAAAGAATCTTTTAAAGATAGATCAGTTAGTAGATTTAAAGAGACTGGTAAAATACCTCAGGAATTAGCGCAGCTTTATGCAGACATGTTTGGTATAAAAACAGTCTCTGCTCTTATAGAAAAACAAAGAAACTTACAAAAACTTGATCAACAAGGAGCTGTTAGAGCTAGACAGTTTTTAATAGATAATGCAGCATCGGATTTTGCTAGATTACCTAGAAGTAAGGATGACACTGGTAAAGCTACTGGAATATTACAAACAAAGATAGGTAAGGTATTATACAATAAGGCAGGTGAATTAACTGGTGGTTTAAAAACATATACAGATATAATAAAGGGTAAAAACGTCACACTAGAAGGGTATGATGGTAAGCAGTACGAGTTTAATCAACTCGACAGTGAAGGTAAGAAAAAACCAATATATAGAGATGCTCAGCATATAAAAGCAGCGTTAGATTTTCATATAAGAAATAGAGCGTTAGAAACTTTAATACCTGAACAAGGTAAGAGAATACAGGCTGGTGCTAAATTTCAGAAAAGAAAAGAATCTGGTCAAGCAAAACTAGACTCTAAGGTAGATAAAAAAGCGTTAAATAAAATTAGAACGGATAGAGTCGCCAAGCAAAAGGTATTAGTAAATACTTTTCCTAAGTTTCTACCAGTTGATCGATTTGCTAGACCAACAAACTGGACGTCAGGCAATAAAATCAGCTCGCTGCGTAAGAGAGGTTTTGATATTATATCAGATCCTAGAAGAATAGTTGATAAAAAGCTTAGGACTGAGGCTGAGCAAGCTATACTTAATGACGAGTTAATAAATTTAACTAAAGTTAAAGAGGATGCTAAGAAGAATGAGAGAAGTTTTAATGATAAAGAGCTAGAAGCTTTTAAAGAATCCTTTAGAGGTAAAAATGGTCCTAGTTGGAAAAAGAACTTACAATTAAAAAAGCTACATGATAAAGGTGTAGATCTTCAAATAGACGCAGAATTAGCTATTGCTAAAACAGGTCCTGAGGATTTTGCTGTTTTAAGAGAGTATATATATAACCCTAGTTTAAATGCAAATGCTAATAGAAATCAAGCAACAGCTATAGGTAGAGAGGTAGGAGCTTTAGAAAGAAAAAAAGAAACAACAGATGAGCACGTTTTTCAAGCTATTGAACATGCTAATATACGCGTGCAGTTGTATAAGAATATTATAGAAGGAAAACCTAACGCTAAACAATCATTAGAGTATTATAAAAAGTGGATAAAAGATAATTATATACAGTATACTTTAAAGAATGAAAATGACACCTTAAAAGGAAATTTAGTAGACTCTGAGGGAAATAAGTGGTCTAACTCAGGTGGAACATCTCATCCAGTGTTGATGAAGCAACTTAATAAAGCTGTAGAGTCTGGTAAAAAAGAAGATTGGGACAAAGTTCCTAGCTCTGATTTAAGATACTTTAATACGTATAAAAATGCTAAAAATGAGTACGTAGGTTTAAATCCAAACAATATATATAAAGGTAACGAAACTAAGGCTAAGGAGTATAATGTAGTTGTACCTAAGAAGTTTGAGCAAAATAAAAATGTTGTAATAGAACAGAATAAAATAATGGAATCTGTTATATTAAGCGAGGCTGGTTTACTAGAAGGATTAAACACTGTAACTAGAAGCGAAGCTAAAGGTTTAATTAACGAATACGTTAAGTTGGCTGATGTTATAACAAAAGCAACTTTAGTAAATAATGAAAATACACCTAAAATTCTTAGATTTTCTAAAAAAGTATCTAATGAAGAGTCTTTAGAAAACTTAAGTAAAATAGATAAAGCTTTATCTATAGCTAGAAACCTTAAATCTCCTGTTAAAAAAATAAGAGTATTTGATTTTGATGATACATTAGCTACAACTAAAAGTAATGTGTTGTATGAAATGCCTGATGGAAAGAAAGGGTCTTTAACCGCTACTGAGTTTGCAAAAAGAGCAGGTGAGCTTGAGGCTAAAGGTGCTGAGTGGGATTTTTCTGAGTTTAGTAAAGTTATGAAAGGTGCTAAAGGACCTTTGTTTGATGTAGCTAAGTTCATAAGTGAAAGCCCAGGTAAAAGAGACATGTTTGTATTAACTGCTAGACCAGCTGACGCTGCTGGACCTATAAAAGAGTTTTTAGATAGCATGGGATTAAATATTCCACTGGAAAACATAACAGGTCTAGGTGATGGTACTCCGCAAGCTAAAGCTAGATGGATGATAGATAAAGCGGCTGACGGTTACAATGATTTTTACTTTGCTGATGATCATTTAGGAAATGTTAGAGCTGTTAAAGAAATATTAAGTGTAGTAGATGTTAAAAGTAAAGTTCAGCAAGCTAAATTTAGCAAAAAGTTAGGAAAAACATTTAACGATATAATACAGGAAAAAACAGGCATAGCTTCAGAAAAAACGTTTGGATCAGCTAAGGCTGAAATAATGGGTAAAGGTAAGGGTAGATTTGATATATTTATATCACCTACTGCTGAAGATTTTGCTGGTTTGTTATACAAGACTCTACCTAAAGGTAAAAAAGGTGAACAGGCACTTAAATTCTACAAAGAAAACTTATTTGATCCATTTGCTAGAGCTGAGGATAATATTATTAGAGATCAAATATCATTAGCTAACGATGTTAAAGCTTTAAAAAATAAACTAGGTATAATACCTAAGAAACTAAGAAAGAAAAATGAAACAGGTTTTACTAACGAGCAAGCTTTAAGAGTTCGCATGTGGACAAAAATGGGTGTAGAAGTTCCTGGTTTAAGCAAATCTGATTTAGCTGAACTAAATAAAGTTATAAAAGATAACCCAACATATGAAGCTTTTGCTAATGAACTTTTGTCAACAACTAAAGGTGATGGCTGGGCTGAACCAGGTAAAAACTGGCTTAGTGGTACGTTAACTAGCGATGCTAGAACATTGCTTGGTAAAGTTAAAAGAGCTAAGTACTTAGAGCAGTGGAAGCAAAATAAAGATGAAATATTTTCAGAAGCTAATTTGAATAAGCTAGAGGCAGCTTATGGTAAGAAATATAGAAAAGCATTAGAAGGTACTTTAGAAAGGATGCAGTCTGGTAAAAATAGAAGTTCACAAAACACTGCGGGTGATAGAGCTTTAGATTATATAAATAATTCTGTAGGTGCCATAATGTTTTTAAACACTAGATCTGCGGTTTTACAGACGTTATCTAGTATAAACTTTATAAACTGGACAGATAACAATCCTTTAAAAGCTAGTGCTAGGTTGGTAGATGTAAAGCAATATTCTAAAGATTTCTTAGAGATAATGAACTCTGACTACTTAACAGCTAGACGTGATGGATTAAAATTAAATGTAAGTGAGGCTGAAATAGCTGCTGATTCAGGTGCTAGAGGTATAATAAACACAATACTAAAAAAAGGTTTTGTATTTACTAAATACGCTGATAGTTTTGCTATAGCTTCAGGTGGTGCGACTTTCTATAGAAATAGAATAAACACTTATAAAAAGCAAGGGCTATCTGAGGTAGAGGCTAAAGAAAAAGCTTTTTTAGATTTTAAGGATATATCTGAAAAATCTCAACAGTCATCTGGAACAGACAAGATAAGTCAACAACAGGCTAGTAACTTAGGTAGAGTTGTTTTAGCTTTTGCTAATACACCAATGCAGTATGCTAGGTTGCAGAAAAAAGCTATGTTAGACCTTGCTAATAAAAGAGGTGATTGGAGAGAAAACACGTCTAAAATCGTTTACTACGGTTTTGTGCAGAACTTAATATTTAATGTAGTGCAAAATGCTTTATTTGGCTTAGCTTTCGCTGATGATGAGCAAGATGAAAAATTATTGTCTAAATCAGGAAGAGTTGCTAATGGTATGGCTGATTCATTACTTAGAGGTACTGGTATACCAGGAGCAATAACAGCTCAAGTGAAGAATGCTCTTATGGTTATAAACAGTGAGTCTAGCAAGAAGAATCCTAAATACTCTAAAGCTGTTAAAGAAATAGTTAGCATATCTCCAACCGTGGGATCTAAGTATAAGAAATTAGTAAACGCATCAAAAGCAGCTGAATATGGAGCATTTGATGACATGAAGTTTAGTTTAGATAATCCAGCATACATGGCTATGGCTAACGTTATTTCAGCAACAACAAATATTCCGGTTGATAGAGCTTTACGTAAGTCGCAAAACATACAAGGCGCTTTAAACGAGGATTATGATGTGTGGGAAAGAATAGCTATGGCAGCTGGTTGGCAAGACTGGGAATTAGGTATAGAGAAAAATAAAAAGAGTAAGAAAAAGAAAACTACAAAAAAGAAAAAACGATCCGGAGGGATAACATTTGATGAATTTTAAAAATATATTATGAAAGAAGAAGCACCGTTACTAAAAAAATTAATTAAAAAAGGGCCTTGCTGGAAAAAATATAAGCAAGTTGGTATGAAAATGAAAGGTAATAGAAAGGTTCCTAACTGTGTACCAAAATAAAAAAATTTAAGCATGCAAAAAGTAATCGACAAAATACAGAAAACTTGGAACAGCCTACTATATAAACTAATGTTTAAGAAGTACAAATAAAAACTATGACTAATATATCAGAAAACACTCAAGTAACTTTAGACTTGAAAACTATAAGCATAATAGTTGTTGGTGCAATA